ATACGGCACGTTAATGTTCGTTGACGGAATAGGTGGACCTCGACAACAAATTATTTGTTTTGAACGTTTGCATTCATCTGAATCCATTTTAATACGACTTTTTTTGTCATAATTATGACAAAAACAACAAAATTAATCTCCAGGAATAGGCAAACTAATGATATTTCCTTGGAGAGTATATTCGATAGAGACCATTGATCGGGTACTGTTTTCCAAACTGGTTGGAAAATAGAACGTTATCTTATTGTTAATAAATTGGTACCATACTAAACCACGGCTACTATATGCGGATCTTTGAACATCAACAGCTGGAAATAATGTGCTTTCATATGCATAATATATGGTTTCTAATGGATAACTTCCATCATAGTCAATTGTATATGTGTAACCATCCTCTGTAAGATGTAATGGTCGTTTATTATATGGAATAAGAACTCGCTCAGATCCTACGTATGTATCACCTGGAATAAGAATTAGAGGTTTATAAATATTAGGTTGTGGTACTCCATGAGTGGCACCGTTGGCAATTAACACAGCAATTCCGATTGAACATAAGATAACACTAATAACTAAGAATGTGATACCTATCACCAACCACATTTCTTGAGGTGAAAAACTTTTATTATTATTAAGGTAGATATTTCCAGTTTATACAAACAATGAATAATCCTGACTGAGACTTCGTTCAGATCTGGTTCTGAATACATGTTTATTATTACCTTTTAAGTATTTGCTCAGATTCAGTGTGGAATACCATGCACGCTTGGGTGGAATATCAGCAACATGTGGATTATGGATAAGAAGGTGTTCGCGAATAGGAGGGTCTACTTTGGATAATAACTCTGGGTTCCGCTTGACAGCCAGAATTTGAACATTACTGGGTTTACGATCTCTGGTGAGATACTTGAAATACTTTGGATATTTGGCCACAAATTCAGCTCGAACCTCCCAGTTGCGGATCTTGTTGACCGCATTGGGATTTTGTTTACATGCGGTTAAACACACTTCCTCATTCTGATCAATAACATCTTCCAATAACAGTCCGTCTGATTTGAGAACTAACAAACATAGCTTCTGATCCTGAGTGGGATGTTTAAGAAGGAGATCTCGTAATTTCGAAGACATTCTTCTTTTTTCAACTTAGTGTCAAATTGTTTACGAATACATCAAGTATTAAAAATATCAATTGAAACAAGTTGACATTACATGCAGCTGGCAGTCTCTTTTAAGCTCGGTAGAGATTACAACTACCTATTACCTGTATGGCTTGTGAAAACTTGGAGGATACTTTTGATGTAGTCTTGATTCTGGATGTGGTTCAATATCTACCCTGCGAAGATGGACGACGTGTATTGACTAATACAGTTAAACATGTACCAGATTTAGTTAAGGATAACCATACAATTACATCTGAACGCTTCCATCACGTGAATCTTGATCCCAAATGGAAATGATTGCATACTTTCCATTTGGGATGTGGCAGCAGTTCCTTCCTATTGTCATCCTGTTGAGGAACCTACGATATTAGTAGCGATTTTGGCACGAAATAAGGAATATACTCTTTCCTGATTACTTCTCATGTTTATATAATCAAACATATCCAAAGAATCGAATGATAACTATGACGCTACTCAATCTGTTCTTGAAAATTGGTTAAATCTTTACGGACATGAATATTTACAGTATGTATGTGACACATCAACAATTCACAATGATAAGAACCTTCAACATTTGTGGACTGAAAACAATGTCAAAGATCCGTGGTGCAGACTTGACTATCCCATCCATACTAGGATGGTGACAGTTGTGATAAAGTTAGAGAAAACAAACGTTTACAGGATATCATGGGTAAAACATTAGAACAATCATTCCAGTGCGCTTCCGTATCGATAATTACCATGAGTATCAGCTAGCATAGCAAATACCAACAATTGTTGATATTAAATTTAATTAATAATCCCTAAAGAAATATACTTCAATGGAAGTTATCGACTTGCGGAATCAAGAATTAACCGCAATTCCAGAATGGGTTTTTGATCATCCGGAGGTTAAAAAGTTGTTATTAAGCAACAATCGACTTACCTCATTACCGTTTAAACTTCGTGAGTTGACACAGTTACAATTTCTTGATGTTGCTGATAATTTCTTAAATGATATCCCCACCGGTCTTAGTTCTGAGTTGCGAATACTTAAATTATCTAATAATATCCTGTTTAACACTCCTGATATTAGCACATATTTTCAACTTCAACAGTTATATCTGAACGGTAATCTGATAACAAGTTTACCTCCTGAACTAGGTAGTTTAAGTCAACTTACTATTTTGAGAGTAGATGACAACTTCTTAACAAGTTTACCTCCTGAACTAGGTAGTTTAAGTCAACTGCAGCAAGTATGGATTGGAGACAATTGGTTAACGAGTTTACCACCAGAAATTTGGTGTTTGAGATCTCTTGAAATTCTGTTTGCAGGTCGTAATTATCTCTCATACCTTCCTTCAGATATTCACAAGCTCACACACTTGACACATCTTGATGTGAGTGGCAATCAGTTGCGTAGCATTCCTGTGGAATTATTCAAGCTAAAATACTTATCATATGTATATTTGTGCGATAATGCCATTACTACGTTACCGAATGAAATAGGTAACAGTGTTAATCTTCATGAATTATTTCTGTTACACAATAAGCTGACAACACTTCCCAAAGACATCTGTAAACTTATTCACTTAGAGAAATGTTTTTATTACGACAATCCAATTATAAATCTTGATCCAAATGTTGAGGAGTTTTTACATAGGGTAACACGTGCATGAATAAACCAGATTATTCCACCAACGCTTAACCAGGTGGAAAGTAGTGACGAGGGGTATCCTATCTGGTTCTGTAGATGTATCAGGAAGGAAGAACGCCTCTGGCGGTTCCTCGTCAGTTAAAAGAGGCATCGTGAGATAATCCATTTTATCATAACTTATTTTTTTTTTACATTTAAGAAATAAGTCTATTTTAAGATAATACTCTTAAACTAACCGGATAATATCGGTGTATATTTAATGATCTTTTTTTTTATTATTATTGTTCGTTACAAAATGGCTTCTCTATTCAATACTGGCAAATCCAACACTCCATTAACACAACTCACTCGTCAATTTGATCGTGAAAGATTACCACGAGAATATGTTGCATCATCGTCAAGTTCGAGACAAGTAAATCCCGAGGAACAATTTTTCCAACAAAAACCTGATAAAAGACGAGTGATTTATGAACCACCTTCAGCACAGTTACCTCCACTGAACACTTTTGTAATTCCAGAAGCTTCCTCTCAGGCAGACCAGTGGGTGGATGAGTTCCAACAACAACCTTCTTCTCAATGGGTGGATGAGATCCAACAGGAAATTATTCAGGCTCGAAATAAAGTTATACAACTTATAGAGAAAAATTTCTATTCCTATGATTTTCAAAAGCAATTGAATATGGCGGATTATACACCAGAACAGGAAGCTGAATTGATGATAGATTTGGCAAAATCACGTTTGGTTATTAAAGAGTTTTACGTTCGAGGTATCCGGCCACCATTATCTTACATTGCTAATAGACTTGGTGATAATGATCTACTAATTGAGTATATTGATATATATCCTCCTGATTTTGGTCTGTATCAGAAATTACTTGACACGACCAATTCCAGCCTCCTTGCTGAGCGATTATTAAAAATGGTGCGTCCAAGAGATCCTCAAAGATTACTCTCGATTGTAACTTCGAAGTATTGGAAGAAAGTATTATCAGGTATGCCAATTACTGAACCTGAAGCTTTTTACCTTAGTGAACAAGAAATGAATCCTGAATTTATTTATCCATTAATAAAACAAAAACAATATAATGTCGTTAATACATACTATGAAAGATTTCCTGATTTACGTGAACGAATTTTATATATGTTAGTTAGTGATTTTGCTCCATTTGAAGAAATAAGAGTCCTCGCATCAATAGATCCAAAACCTTTTACTAAAGAAACCTGTGATTCACCTGATGCTGATACTATTATGTTGATGAAGAAATATAATCCAGGCTATAGGGTATATAATAATCTAGTTATTAACAATAAACAGGCGATTCATGAATTAGTGTCTCGAGGATATCCAATTGACAGTCTATTCCACGTTATAGCTATTAATAATTTACCTGTATTGATTGATCTTGTAAAAGTCTACTCAGGTAAAATTCCATATCAATATGCAGTTAGTCATGAATATATGCCAATTATCGAATATTTGTTTACAAACTTCCCGTTATCATATCCAAAATGTATGCTTCCTGCTACTGATAATGAAATTATTAAATCGTATCTGAATAGTCTTCCATCTAGTCTTGGACAAGATCCAATTAATACTTTAGTAGAATCAGATGCTCCTAACGAAGTTATTATATCTTTTTTAAATAAAGGATATCCAGTGACGTATGATTCGGTATTGACTTCGTTGAGGTTAAATGGAACTGTTTTTAATTTATTATTAACCAATATCATCTTGTCTCCCGAACAGCAGATTGAAGTATTAACTAAAGCTGAACCTGAATACTATAAAAGTTTATTTAATGAAGGAGTTAGACCACCACTTGAAATGGTATATAATATGCTAGGTCCGAATATTAATTGGCGTCTTCTATCCTTATATCCAAAAGATATGGATTTCTATTATAGACTCGCTAATAAAACAACTAACACAGATTTATTAAAATACTTGTATAGTTGTGGAGTTAATCCAGCAATTATTAAGAAACTAGTTCCAAGAGAATATTGGAGAAAACGTATATCTCGACCCAATGAAATTACTCTTGATGAAGCCTTAAATGAAGGAGATGGTGTGATGGTTGAAAAACTACTCAATCAAGTCAACATTAATAATTTTTCCAAATTATATAGCGCGGTAACAGTATTAATAGACACAAAAATGTATGATGCTCTTCTGAAACTTCTATCTAAACTTGATTTAGAAACTATACTTAAGCTTGATTTATCTGCACTACTTGATTCAGATCCTTATGTAGTCATAAATTTATTATCTGAATTCTTTATTCCGGAAGATTATATAGTCTTACCTCATAATTTCGAGTCGATAAATTACATTACTGAATTGTATCCAGAACTAAAATATAGTGTCCTTGGAGATGAATATATTCTCGATGACATAGAACTAGTTGCGAAGTTAATTGAGGCTGAATATCCAGTTACGATAGATAGTTTAAGAGAAGCAATAGTAAAATATAGTAATGATGTTCTCAAACTTCTTTTAAAGAATTATAATGATACTCTGCCATATGATACAGCTATTGAAGCAAACAATGTTCCAGCTTTGAAGTTAATGTTGGGATTAAAACCTGTTGATATTGATACCTTGATATCCATCGCACATGAAGTTGATAAACCGGATATCATCGACTATCTCACAAAATATAAATCAGCTGATCTGGCAAAGAACAGCAAACGCTTCATGCAATTATATCAACAATATCAAAAACAGCCAAATAAACAAACTTCCCAACAGTTGACCGATTTCCTGTCAACTGTTAACAAACTCATGGTTCCAATACATGCAGATTTTAAGTTGCCTCCACAGGCACAGAAACTATTTGACAAGATCTCAAAACAATATTCATCTTCTCGATTGTGAGTGTAATAGTGTTTTCCATCAATTGATGGAAATTATTGACCTTCACGACGAGGACTTATCTACAGTTCCCGAATGGGTCTTTGATCATCCAGAGGTACAAAAACTTATACCTGATACCATCAGTCTTTTAATCAACCTACAGGAGTTGTATATTGATGAAAATGAACTTGACCAGTTACCTGCCACGTTATCTCTGCGTAAACTCACACTTGACAGTAATATGTTCTCCACTATTCCAAGGTGTGTATTTGGTCTAACCAACTTAAATACCCTCAGTTTGTCAGATACGGGAGTAGAGATAATTAGATGATCTTCAACTTAAAACACCTGCAACAATTATTTCTCGATGAAAACCAACTGAATAGTATACCGATAAGTTGTTTTCATTGACCAAATTACATACTCTAGTTGTTGACAATAATGAACTTAAGTTCATACCACATGAGATTGGTAACATTAATACACTTACAAAATTCTTGACATTACATATAATCTATTGAAACAAGCACTGAGAGTTTTCACACATCTGAACTGTATGATATTGCTATTTCCAATCCTGATACAATTGAGTGGATGTGTTATCCATCAGAAGGTCATCAACTTGCAGCTGTTAAAGCCAATGGTTTGAATATTAAACATATTCGTGTTCCAATAAATACTGTTAAGCGGGAGGCTATCCTTCAAAATCCCATGGCGATAAAGTATATCAAAGGTGAGTATAATGCTTTATTGGCAGTAGCCATGAATGGTTTAACATTGGAATATATTCGTGAACAAACAATTCCAGTATGTTTAAGTGCTGTAGCTCAAAATCCCAACGCGCGACAGTTTGTTAAGATATGCGTCGATTTTCCCACAGGAAGGTAATATGTTCCGGTGTATATTGATAATTGTGATCACAACGAGCTTGAGTGAGAAAATTATGCATAAGAAACAGGAAGTTTTGAAGTGTTATCTGGGGTCGGTTCTGGTGTAGAGGTAGTAGAAAGATACCACGATGAAGCAATGAATACAGTCGGGAGATATACTCATCATCACGTTCAGCTTCGGTAAGAAGTCGGTTAAAGAAATGTATAATCAGATACATGTTTGTGTAAAAGGTTTCCTTATCCAAATTACTGAGGATAAGAACTACTATCATAGCAGTATAACATATCACATAGAGGATACCAAGCATATTTTTAAACAACTAATTAGTTGTTTAAAAGTCTTTTAAGAAAAAAATGTTAACACCCACACTGGCTAACAGATGGAGGAATAACTGGTTTTTTAACTGAAACTGGTGGTGACGGTGGAAAATCACTCTCCAGATCGATACTGGACATGTTTTTTACACCCACCTCAGCCAGGGCTGTGAACACCTGAATAACACCTAGATTGTCCTTGGCTGATGTTTCATATAACAGATGTTGCGGGTGATTATATAACCATGTTTTTACTACCGATGTAGAAACCTGGCGAAGATTATCTGGAAGATCGATTTTATTCCCTACTACGGCTACTGGTAATGTTTCCGGGTTGGGAATCACAGCACAAAATTCACGAAACCAAATATTTAAATTGTCAAATGTGGATCGTTTTGAAATATCATAAACCAACATAATTGCATCTGCACCCCGATAGAATGCATTGCCCAGGGAGTGAAAACGTTCCTGACCGGCTGTATCCCAAATTTGAAGAATTACAGTGCGGTTATTGACGGTTACATCTTTTGTAAGAAAATCTACACCAATTGTGGATTTATAATTAGCTAAATATCTGTTAATAACATACCTATTGAGGAGACACGTCTTGCCGACATTGGCATCCCCCAAGATGATAATTTTAAGTATCGGTTTTAACCTTGACATTTTGACGTCGTAAAAAACTCAACGCTCTCTTTGCTAGGTTACTCTCAGATCCAGCCGGTGCAGATGGTTGCAAAACCTGGTTTAAAACCGATGATTTTACGTTTAACTGCTGCGCTAACCATACCCGGTTATATTTCTCGTCCTCCCGTTGTTGTCTCAGCTGAGCCAGCAAGGTATCAATCTCACGTGGGATATCAGTGCCAAGTTTGATGATAGGACCCGCCTCGCTAGCTTGATCAACAATTAAGAAATCTCTGCGCCGAGAAGAACCAGTAACAGGTTTAACAGTTGATCCCATTTTTGTATAAATTGAAAACTATTAATTAATAATTTTTCAATTTTAAATGGCTTATCCTTTAGCTCAGTGGTTAGCACAAAATACCAGACCTCTTATCACACCTCAGGATGTGATGTGGATTCTACCCAAGACGGTGAATGGTTACCTACCGGTATTCACTGAGGTGACTACCCCTCCAATAACCAATGTTAAGTTACGAGGACTTCCAAAGGAGTGGCGCGATCTTTACACCGATATATCAGACCCAAAATATATTGAAGCTATCACTCACCTATTGAAATACCATGAGTGGACATTACCACTCCCAACTGATTGTGGTAAACGTTACAAAGCAGTCGGTAATGACACCAAGATTCTGGAGCCTACACTAACTGACAAGGGTATGACATATCCTGAATATTTGATTCTAGGCATATATCCTGGGTTTACATGTAATGGTGTTCCGACACGACTGGGAGATCAACCTCAGTTAAAGTATTTTGGAAATAATTTCAATCAGTTGTTTGGACAGGCTTTAACCGAGTGGTATTCACAGAAGATTATTACCCCAGCAGATACCTACCTTGGTATTGGTAAGTATCAAGGAACCACTGTTGTGGTGTTTGCTCGTAATCCGGGCGAGTATTACAAAGCTGTTAATATTAATCTCGCACATGGAAGTATCACTAAAACAATCGTGTATTATATGCGTTCCGTTGACAAGATCACTTGGTTGCGTAGAGTTTAATTTAACATGTTGAATGAAAGAACCCGACACCTTAATCCCTTGAGTCACTAAGGAATTATACATAAACATTGCCGTATCGGTACAACAGCGTGTAAATGGAATATTCCGCTCCTGTAACATGCTACTGCAGCATCGGTGCAGTGTAATTTATTGTCAAACTCCTGAGTGATAATACAGTAGTTTTCAGATGTTAAATTGGTTAATGTATTAACATATTCTAGATCCTCCATTCTTATTCCAGTTCCACTCTACAACTCTCTCTGGATGTAAACACAATATCCGCGTGAGCGACACGTATTTCACCCCACGTTAAACTGTTAATAATAGGCATTTTTCCAAATAATCAAAAAAAATGTTTTATCAATCAATGATGTTAATCAACATCATTGTGTTTTGGAAATAATTCCAGTAAATATGAAAATGGATGCCACACCCCGGTGATTATGTTGTAAGTTGTCCATTGGGTGTTGGTGCTTACGGTGAGGTATATCAATGTAAGGACACCAGTGGTAGGAAATATGCTGTAAAGATTATGGATAAGAACCGGAACAGTTCCTTTTCAGAAGTAAGTCTTGTATCCATGTTAAATCATCCACATATTATCAAACCACTTGGTATTGAACAGGATCCCTCTTATATGTATATGCCTATATACAGAAAATATCCTGTATGGAGTGATTTTGGGGAAGTAATTAAGTGTCTTCTGTCAACATTGACTTACATTCACAGTTTGAATATCAAACCTGGTAATACCGTGTGGAAAACAGAAGATACTCCTGTTATTATCGATTTTGGAGCTGCAGTATTTATTCCTGGTAATATACCACGTTACCTACGCACATCTCGAACAGACCAGGTATTTTCTCCAAACATGTCCGTATCGTGCACCGGAAATCTGGAAAAAAGATACATTTACGTGCAATGCAGATATCTGGTCGTTAGGTTGCACTCTATTTGAGGTTTACACTGAATACATGTTATTTCCAACAGATAATTATGATATCTTCCTTAAAACGATACCTAATATTTTTACACGGGTGACTACAAGTATTCCGAATAGATATCAGCAATTGCTTCTAAATATGTTGACTGTAGACCCAACTCAACGACCTACAGCTAGTCAGCTACTGGGCTTACCCGTTAATATACCTCTAACCACTTATTATGAGGAACAACTGAATGAATTAATACATTACTTCCAGGCGGCTATTAACCGTGCGAACATTGCCACACATGCGGGAGTGAATGCATGGGTTCAGTTAGCTATCCCTGAACTTCAAAGATATTTTACTGATAAACATTCAGAGTTTACTCCTGAAACATACGCTAAATATATTGCATATATTCACAGTATCCCAAACAATATCAATGTATAAATATATACTACAACCTCATTTATGAAGGAAAAACTCGAATGAAAGGTGTGTTGTTGTTAATTCGCTCCCGGTTTGGTTCTCTAATTTCCGATTGGTGATGATGAATTGTAATAATGCTTCGACATGGATTACTCAATCGATATCCAGCAGTAAACAATTTATAATTAACAACGTTTTCACTTCCCCATTTGTTTTGGGGAAACTTAAACTCATTGTAATCAATCCGTAGTGGTGGGAAGAACATATAGGAATCGTGACTGTCATACAGTTCATAGTTATCGATGAATGTGGTTCTACCATCGAGCTCCTGTCTAGTTAATGTAAAGACTTCATTAAGATCTGGAACCCTTGTTAAGGATGTGGTAGCCAGTTCAATGTCACTGTTGGTAATCATAACAGCTCCAGTCTGTTTGTTAGCCAGTTCGAAGAAATCTGAATATAATGGCTGCCGAGTGAAGAACACCTCCTTTATCTTCGGATGGATGAACGGGGTGTGAACATTTTCACAGACTAAGATCACCTCTTTAACCAATGGGTTGTTCACATTTTTGAGAATAGCGGTTTCAATCTCGGCTTTTCGCACCTGATTTCCAATATTGTAATATGATGTAATAACTGTTATTAGGTTCTTGTAAAATGTAACGGTTTTGGTATCGATGTCAACAAATACATCGGGAACGTAATATCCAAAATCTTGAGATGTAATTCCCAATCTGTAATTGTTATTCCTGACAACTTCCAGGGTTTCCTCATTTAATAGCTGATCAGTAAAGAAGAAATCTGTATATGGCGGTAGATACTTTGAGATAATCGTGTTTCCATTTGGAAATGTGTCTAAAAGTTGGACAAATTTATTTACAGATTCAGATTGGTCACTGGTGTTCATTTTTAACGAGGATCTTTTGTTAACGAATAAATCATTTTAGATTGTCGGTATTATTTCCATAAAAAAAATACTTTTTTATTTTAAGCAACTGTACAATGGTACAGTGTGTATACTGCTCACGAGACTGTGATGAATATCATCAGAAACATTTATAGAGCAGGAGTTACTTCAACAACCATCACTGAACCTTATGGACGCTCGATTAAGACACAGACATATCAATACATTATTTTTATGGCAGGTGGAAGTTGTCTATAACTATTACTCCTCAATTGAGTCTTTGACATTCTGTCTTTGACAATGAACATCCAGCTACGGTATCTTAGCAGATTTCGAGTTCCCATTGATAAACTTCAACTCATCGGGTATGTAGCGATGTTCATAGCCAGTAAGATAATAGCTGTTACGACACTTTATAAGAAATGTATGTCTGCAAACGTATACAATGGATGAGATTAAAATCACTGAAATAACCATGATCCAGGAGTTGAAATACTTCACATGTCCATCGGCAACAGAATTTATCTCTGAAATTTCCAATGTCACGGGGGTGAATATGAATACATCTTGAAGATCATACTTCTGTATTTATGCCATTTTCCACAAGAAACTTCAGTGCTTCCATCTTTACAGGCGCTAGCTGGCTATTACACATATTCATTAATTAACAAGGAGATTAAATTTGAACCCCGAGGACTTTTAGGATATTCAGGAGGTAAGCAAAGATATGCTACACATCTATAACAATGCAACTGAAAGTGAAAAAAGGGTTACTGAAATTGTAACTAAATATCGTGTATTACACAGATGTTCAAAGAAATGAATATCACACCACCGTTTTAATTCTTGTTATAAGTTCCCAATTGGGAACTTATTTGTTCTTTTAAACAATATGGTAGATATTCTTAACAACTTGCAGTAGACTTTCAGAGGTTTTATCATCATAGTTTATGGCAAAAGGAGATGTAATAGAATACAACTCTTTGTAGGTATGCATATTGGTATACAATTCCCACAGGAACAGTTCATAGAAGTTACGGATAGTGGCGATCTTTTCCAAGGAAATATCCCCTTGTATGGACAAGAGCTCATTCATAATCAGATCCTTGAAAATACCTGAATTATTCACATATATCGTGCAAATGCCTTTGACAAGTTATTTTCACTAACAGTGGTTACTACTACCCCTGTAAAGAATGGTTTCACATTGTTCTCGAAGACTATCCGAACTAAACTTTGTAAATTATCTGTATGAGCTTGGGTCAAGCCCAGTTTGGCAGCAAACTCAACCGTAGATACGAGTCCCAGATCAAACTTCTGGTTTAACTTGCTGATAGTAGTATACCATGCCTGTTGAGTCGCTTTCTGACCAATGATAGCGTCATAGTTTTTGTTTGCTCCATATGTACTCACCCTTGGCAAATTCGGTAAACTTTTCAAGATATCGATGTAATGACTGAGTGCGTTTACCACCAGGAAGTAGTGCTTGCAAACAAGATTCATCAGCTAGAACAAAATAGAAGACATTAGCCTCCATGATCTTATACATGCTATGCAAGAGATGTTCCGGTTCCAGACACAGATCCATATCTGCAAACAGTGGAAAGATACCCCGATCATTAACTGTGTCATACTCATCCTTGACAGCAGTCACAAACAGACAATCCGCAAAAAAGAGCGTGATAGCTTCAGACATCATCCGATTAATCATATATAGATAGTAATCCAGTTTAGTATCCTCAACCACAAACAGATCTGGACGGAAACATGCGTGACCCTTATCGTGAATGCCAAATGTCAACTCATGAAACCTATTCTTCTTCTTTGGAGTTAATGGCAATCCGTTAATTCCCGGTTGCCAATTTAGCTTAATCCGCAAGCTATCTGCCGATGTGTAATAGATACCTCCCCGATACACAACTTCGGATAACTCCAGTTATCCGAAGTTCATTCAGACGTGTATATTCAGCTATCAAATCTAGATACATGCGGCGCATCTGCTCGGTTTGGAATACTTTAACCGAGAGGTAATGAACTTGTTAAGTGCCTCATCACGAGCAGATATTTTCACATTCTCCAACTGGAACTCAAAATATGTCTTGTGAGAATCCCGAACGCAGAAGATATCATCTAAATCAAATGTGCACCGGTGATCTCGTCTGTTCAAGTTAATATATCCAGCAACTTTACCCGTAAATACTTGCACGGATTTCAGCTCTTTAACAACTCCATCCACGATGGTCACTGTGTCATGTGCCAATTTATTGTTTTTAACATGATATACTGTTATGTACGAGATATGATCCACAAGCTGCCGCCTGGCCACTTCCATTGTGTTACTTCTTACCAAGACACTGGTTTCTGTAAGAATAGCAATAAGGTTATTTGTTAACCACAGTATCATTTGGAAGCTCCGTATCTGACTCATGAATTGTTGCTACATTATAGAAGTCAAATCGACGTTTGAACTCAGGTATCTTGTTGGGAACACTGGTTTTAACAACAATAGCCCGCTTCAGCACAGACATTATGTAAAGACGTTACTTAAAATAATTAATTATTTTTTTCAATTAAGTGAAAAATAAATATCATAGTTTTAAATGTGTGTGTCATTATCTACATTTTTAGTAGTAGCATTCAGCTACTACTTTTTTGATGGCTACAGTTATGCTACTGGTATGGCTACGTATGTTAAAAATAACAATATTAGGAGTGTGCCGGAGGAACGTCGTGAGCAGTGTTGGGACAGTGTAAAGAATGAAAGTGAGGAGTTGTGGGAAGCTTTGAAAAGCTTATCATTTGAGGATATTGTTCTTGAAAGTGCGGATGTTATCCATTCAGTCATTAAATATCTCATCATCACATATACATCGGAACATATTCATACACATTGGTTATGTTGGTATGCAGTATTTGTTGTAGCTTTACCGGCTACTGTAAAACTGTCACACAGGCAAAAAACATACGGATGTATTCGCAATCATCAAAATCCCAACAATTGCAACCACATCTGTGATGTTAAGAAAATGACTTAAAATATTGTTTCTTAAAAACAAATGGTTTATGCACATGAGATCGAGGTGCAGGAGAGATGGTTTCGAGAACTTGCTAAAGGGACAAAAACAGTTGAGGGTAGGAAAGGAACTTCAAAATGGAGACAGATTCCCGTTGGAGATGTAATTAAATTTGTGTCACCTCAACAGGAGACATTTTCCTGTTATATCGTAAAAATTAACTGGTATCCAAGTGTAGAAGAATATCTTATCAAAGAGGGTTTAGTCAACACACTTCCTGGAGTTACTACATTTCAAGAAGGTGTCGACATCTACTTGAAGCCTAATGGCTTCTGGGATCCTGAAGCGATCCATAAATATGGTGTCTTGGCATTTCACGTGACACGTCAGTAATAAACAAAGAGCAATGTGGAAGATCTTCCACATTATCTCACTTCTTGTATAGAATTATGTTGAAATTACAAATGGTAATGAAGCATATGCATCGATAGTTGTTATATCATGGTTTACAGCTGTCCGCTTCTTAATTATCTTCAAATACACTCTCTTCTCACAAGATGTCTGAATAGAGTACCATTGGGTATTCTCAATGAAATCAGTGACCGTGCCTTGAGATGCCATCTCAATTCTAGATGGTGTCATCTGATACCAGATTATCTTATCCCCAAGTTTCAAACTTGTTGCTTGAGTGATACGTGTGGTATGTTGAACATTCACGGAACCAGGCACAGACATCTCAATGTATTTATTCATGTTCGAAGACAGAGAAATCTTAGGTAAAGGTTGGTCTGGAGTAAGGTGAGGCTTTGTGACATCCCCATCACCTAAATACAGCTGTCCCTTGTGTTTACAAATTTGAGTATGAAGTATCTCATTGGGAACGTATATGTGATCCCGATCAATATAAGTAGACAACATTCGAAAGATAAGGTGATCATTATGGTGAATGTGTAAAACCTGACCTTTAGTATATCCACGATAAACTCCAGAATCCAATTGTTCCAAACCACACTCCTGGACTTGTTGTTCACTCACTCCCAACATGCTGGAAATGTGAACCAAGTATTCCCAAGTGACAACTGAACCAGCTGGAGCTAAAGAAGGTTCCATTCTTCGAGGAGGCTGATTAAGAAAAATATTTATTAAAATCATTTTTTTCAAGAACAATAACGTTAACATGTGTAAATTTACACATGTTATTTAGATAGATATCTTTAACCGTCTAGATAATATTAATTGTTAATTACAATGGATTAACTTCAGTGTAGTCTTACCTAATTTTAGCCAATTCAGTGGAGACCATGATAATTCTTAAATTTCAAGAGTTAGAAGGTATGTTAGTGATTATGTAAAAATTCCTCCACAGCTGGTGGCAAATCATCGAAACAGTTACCCCAACAGATAAACCTGTATATATTACGCAGGTTACACACAGTGATAGGTAGTGTAGTGAGATTATTCCCTTCCACTTGACACCTGCTTAACTTTTGCAAATCACCAATAGTCTCAGGAAGTTCATGAAGACAATTATCTGTTAGACAGAGCATTTCCAGGTTAGATAACTTACCAATCTCTGGGGGTAGATGTTTCAACTTCCCATCTGTGATATATAACTCTTTAAGTTTGTGTAGATTACCAATATCACCAGATATACACTCAAAGGTAGAGGTACCAATAAGATATAAAAACTCTAAATTAGTTAGTGTATATACTGCTGGTGGTAAGTGTGTCAGTTGTGTGTTGCTGAGATCTAAATGTTTAAGCTGTTGGCAGTTACTCAATGTATCTGGTAATGACGTTAATAGATTGCTACTTAAATCCAGGTATGTCAAATGATGACACATGCCGATCTCTGGTGGTATATGAGTTAACTTATTACCGGTTAGGTTTAACTCCTGAAGGTTAGATAGTTTACTGATCTCTGATGGTATATGAGTTAACTTATTATATCCTACATGTAGAACCTGTAGCTGTGTTAAACCTGCAATTTCTATCGGCAATTCCTCCAGTAAATTTCCAAACATGGTCAAGGAACATAAGGTAGCACATTCGCACAAACATAAGGGTATATGTTTAAGGTTATTGTTATATATTTCAAGGACTTGTATGTGAGTTAGCGCTTTAAAGGTATCTGGTAAGTCAGTCAGTCGATTGTTACTTACATTCAAGGTGTGCAACTTAACTAACTTGGCAATATCCCTTGGTATACATGTAATATTATTATCGTATACAGATAATACTTCAGTGTCTGCTTGAGCAAACACCCACTTAGGAATAGTGGATAGTTTGCGAGTATCTAATGTAATCGTCTTCATGATGTTATTACCCATTTAAGAAAAAAAATATTATCTCAATTTGAGAATGATGTATACTCATCATGTTGTTTATTCTCCAATGGGGTGTCGTTGTTATTATTTTTAGCATTAATATCTGCTCCATTAGCTAACAATATTTCAACCACTTCTGGATGTTCAGCCATAGATGCATGATGTAACGGCGTGTTGTCAAGACTATCTTTGATATTGACATCAGCACCACCAGCTATCAACACTTCAACCACATCCTTATATCCATTAAGAGATGCATAATGCAATGGTGTATAACCATTATCATTTACGGTGTTAACATCAACACCACTAGCTATCAACACTGTAACCACATCCTTATGACCTCTTATTGACGCTAATAACAATGCAATAGCACTTTGATCATTTATAAAGTAAATGTCAGTATTATTAGCTAACAATGTGATAACTACGTCTTTATGTCCATTAAGAGATGCTAAATGCAGCGGAGTGCTGTTAATATTATTTATTGCGTTAATATCAGCACCAGCGGCTATTAACATATCAACTAATTCCTTATGACCGTTAAAAGCTGCCAAGTGAAGTGAGGTATTATTGTTATCATCTCTTACATCAACATCGAAACCTTCAGATAACAATGCAATAGCCTTGGATAAAATACCGTTTTTACTGGCTTGAAGTAGCAATGACATTTAGATTTATACTTGAAAATCAAAGGTAATCAATTAAAGATAAAATGCTAATTATAAACAAGGAATTCCTGTAAGAAATATAACTTTTATAGGTCCACCTGATTATGATACTATAAAAAATAATTTTTACTATTATGTAACTCCTGAATTGTGTATGGCACTTGGATGTATAAGAATTTATGTTTCAGATTAGATAAATAATGTACATTATTTATTTTTTTCAACCATTAATCAATTGTTGAAAAATATGTATACAAAACAATACTTTAAATAACATCTTCTTTCATATTAAGGACTTTATAAACTCATCTTACATACTTATCTATTGTATTCTATATCAACATTATTTCATAATACTCTGGGTTCCATGTCCACAATCCAAAATCAGTATCTGAACCTCGGAAAGCTACCCATCCAGGTAGATTATGATTCAGAAACCAAGTGGCTGTGTGATAGTTATTTACATTTTCAACCAGAATTTGGGGAATAAATGTTGGATCCATATGCTGAATAGATAAATCTTCCTTAGGTTGGTAAACTCTGAGTCTAAGATTGGAAGGAATAAATCTTCCTTAGGTTGGTAAACTCGAATTTTAAGTTCCTCAAGTGGAATACCTAGATATTCATATTTGAACCTGTAAAGGTATTCTTCAGCCAACTTTCTATTCGGAAAGAACCAAGCAATAGTCGGTAAGATATCTTAAGTCTCAACACGATACAAAAGTGTTTGGGAAGAGATCTCCATTTGAAATATCAACAATTAACTTTAATTCTTTGAGAAAAGTCTGTGTTAATCTCCAACAGCTTATGAATTCCAATCCAATTGGATCGATACCAACAAAATGTGTATAGTTATTCTTGAGATATTGGCGTGTATACTTTGTCGTGTTCCAAGTATCTCTATTAGCAGGCTGAAGAGTTTTCCCTTACCACCATAGAATGTGATATTGACACCTCGTAAAGTTACTTGTCGAAGTCTCGTTTGTTCTTTTACAAACCACTTCTTCAACTCAAGTTGTTTCTCTTTTGATGTCTTATTTCTAAACATAGATTCTATCCTCAATACTGTTCATAACGTATTGAGCTATTTCCACCGCTGAATATTCCACTCCTTCCGGAGGTGCAGCAATACCTCCACTCCATACTTTAACTTTGTTATTCTCAACATAGGTAGTTACAACTTTAAGTATTTGCTCATATGCATTCTCTAGCAAGTATACCTCGTTATCACTATAAGACCACGCCAATGGAATAATGATCACTCAGATGTCTATTGATAACGAGCTCAGCATAGGCTTCATTGATAATCATCGTTTGTGTATATTTCAATCGTTTCACGAAGAACTTCTTCTCTCATTTTGGAATATATTCTCTATATCATTACACAGATATTTATCCTTGAACTCACTGAGTTTTAAAAAAATGCATTGTTTACTTTACATCTTTGCAGTATGTTATTAAATATCATTTAGTATTAATTATTCAAAAATTCTTGTTGTTGTTGAGATTCTCAATTGAGAATCTACTACATATCAAGAGATCACCTCTTGCCACCATAATACTCCTTGAACAGCACAGTGCCATCAGCTGCTTTCAAACCAATTACTTCTTCATTAATAGATTTCGAGTAGCTATTCTCATTCCATATGTATGCCAGCTCACGACCATATTTATCACGTGATTGGAATTGAATCCAGATCCAATTGCTACGAGCTATCTTTGCTGCCAAGATATCACGTGCTTCAACGCCATGTGGTGTTTTAAGCTCCACAGCGTCAATACCTGCCATCCTTACAACTGTAACTTGTTTATGTCCACTCAAACCAGGAAGAGGACAGAAAGTTTCTATGTGATCTCCAGGAATATCATGCAAAACATGAATACTATCTCCATCATAGATTTTAACCACTTTACCCCATGTAGATAAACCTTTCAAAGTAAACTTACCAATACTATCCAATGTAGAAAGTGGCAATGTTGCTAACAAGTTAGGTTGTGTGCTTTGACATCGAACGTTACCTGGTTGTTGTTTGACTGGTTGTTGTTTGACTGGTTGTTGTTTGACTGGTTGTTGTTTGACTGGTTGTTGTTTGACTGGTTGTTGTTTGACTGGTTGTTGTGTAACAACAGGTGTTGTTACTGTTGATGTGTTAATAGCGCGTGATTTGGAAGAAAACTTTAATGTCCACCTCTTAAACATTGTTGTTAAGTTAATATTTTTTTTATTTAATTAGAATTCATTTTTTTTTATTAATGATGGGTTAGTAATTTTCAAGTATTTATATAATAATAATAATATTTGTTACGTTGTAGTAACTATAGTAAGATGAAAACATATTCGATGATAAAGTCAAATGTTTAATCTAAGATCATTCAACTTTTTGAATATGTTGTTAGTAAGGATACAAGTACATCTTCACTAACAAAATAAGAAACATCTCCATTTGCAAAAAGTACTAAAGTGTGTACGCAAAAACAGTACTTCAAAATTTTCCACTACTTACTTTTACAAAAAAAAAACATCTTCTTCTTTGTTGATAGTACAGTACTTCATCATTGACAAACATTACTTCATCATTGACAAACAGTACTTCATCATTGACAAACAGTACTTCATCATTGACAAACAGTACTTCATCATTGACAAACAGTACTTCATCATTGACAAACAGTACATCATCATTGACAAACAGTACTTCATCATTGACAAACAGTACATCATCATTGACAAACAGTACATCATCACTATCTTATTAGTTAGTGAAGAACATCTCCGTTTGTAAAAAGTACTAAAGTGTGTACGCAAAAACAGTACTTCAAAATT